TCGAACTGGGACAACAACCTAGTTTTATTGCAAGAAGCGCATATCCTAGAATTTTGTGGTTCTTTTGACGTTTTCTTTTGTTCTCTAGGCATGTGAAATCTCCACAAAAGAAAGGGGGCCGAAGCCCCCAATCTTAACACCTTTTGACTTCTTATGAAGCGCCGGGTGAACCGAAGATGCCCAGTGGGTCAGATACGCCGAAGCTGTATCGCTCACGAGCCTTATATCGGCTGTTGCCTGTGTCAAAGTCTGCGTCCATGCTAGTTTGCATAGGTGAGCGGACAAAGTGCTTCAGGCCGTTAGGTACGTCAGTCATCAAGAACCAAGCATTGGTATCAGTCAGATAATGGTTAACTGTGTAACCTTCTGGGATTGAACCGTTGCTACGGATTGCGTTGATGTCGTTATCGGCTGTAGCCACACGAAGCTCAGTATCCAACAGACGCGTTGCAACGAATTGCAGGCTAGGTGGAATAACGAGTTTCTTAGGCTTGGCAGCGATAAGCAGACCGCGCTCATCAGTCCAACCAGCAATCTGAATAACAGCCGCTTCTAATGAAGTTTCGTTAAGGTCAGCGCCAGTAGTAGGACGGTTTGAGTTAGTACCACCAGAAACGAGTGGGTGGTCAGTCGCACACAATACTTTACCGTCGCCGTAAGTTACGCCAGAACCAGTAAATGCGTTGTTAAGAACAGCAGCGCCCTTAACTTGCTTAGTGTACGCCATCGCACGTGCGAGAGCCTTCGTGTAACGTGAAGAGAGTGAATCGTAGAGGTTATCTTCGATTGCTTCCTCAGTCAGCGAGAAGCCCATAGCGATTGTCTCGTGAGTGTAACGAGCAGTCCACGCTTCTTGTGCATTGTCATATTCGATTGAAGAACCTTCACCTTTAACAGGTGCAGAACCGAAACCAGACAATTTAGTTTCTTCCTCGAAAGAACGATCCGAAGATTCAGTTTCGAAGATTTCAGCAGCCTCGTCACCATACTTCGCGTATTCGAGACCAAAGAGGGCGTTTAGGCCCGGTAGTAGCTCCTTAAGGAGTTGCGCTCTTGAAATAGCCATTAGTTAAATACTCCTTAAATGCCGACATTGTTAGTCATTTGATGACTGCCGGGGTTGAACTTAACCAGAATATCTGGGTTTGACTCAGTCAAATCAGATACCGCCGCAACAACACGGAATGCAGCAGCAGTGGTCACGGTTGCACCAACCACAGCAGACGTAGAGTTACCAGTAGCAGTGCTTCCAGTAGATGTAGTCTGAGCTGTAGTAAAGTATACGTTCGCACCGATGTCAGACTGATCCATAGCGGCATTAGCTTGGCACTGGAACAACACATTGGGGTCGTCAACTACGTACGCCTTGATAGGACCACCGTTAGCTGTAGTAGCAGGGTAGTACTGGGCGAAGATAGTCTGACCTTGAGCATTAACATATTCACAGCCAACAAAGACGCCGATTGCGCCTACACCACTAGTACCACTAATAGAATTAGTAGTCAGGTCAGCACCTGTACCAGTAGCAAGGGCGATGTAGCCGTCCGCACCAATAATAACAACTTGACCGTAAAACAGGTTAGTTGCTTCACCAGCAGGGTCGATTAGGTACTGAGACGTTGCGCCCGCGTAGGGCATCCCGTCAGCACGTTTTACAGGCTTAAGCCCGTAAGGGGTTGCAGATGTAGCCATTGTAATAGCTCCTAAAATTTAGTTTCCGCTGCCGAAAGTAACCTTCGTTTTCCTATCATGAAATAGGGGCATACGAGGATCATTCTCGCGCATCAGGTTATTGTCGACTGAGTGAATCTGCGAATCAGCTTGTTGCTTGTAATACGCATTTCGCTCTGCGACAAGTTCTACTGGGGCCTTACATAGCATCAAACCGCCGACGATGACATTGTCCTTAAACCGCTCATCAGAGACAGAATCAGTAAATATCTCGGGGTGGTCTTCTGCACGTACAGGTTCCCAGCCTTCACGTATCTTCGAGGAAATATTAGTAGCGTCAGATTGACCGTTAGTTGAAATACGAACCCAGTGGTAAGTATAGCCGTCTTCAGGAGTTGGATCGGGCAACACTGTAGGTCGCGTCCACGCCGTTTTACGGACTGTTCTTTCACGAGATTCAAGTTCTCTATTCTGTCTATTCTGGCTCATTATTGTTTCCTCATTAATTCAGCAGCCTGTTTGGCGTAAGTTTCCAGTGGTACCCCCAGTTTTTTCGCAATAGCTATTTGTGATTGCGTTAACCTAATTTTTTTAGGTCCTGTGCTCCGCGTAGCGGGAGCAACCACATTGCTAGATTTTCTTTGGGTACTAGCTGGTTCGTCCTCTATCCCATCATCAAACTGATCGGGGAATACTTGTCGCATACGAGAGTTTATTTTCTCGTAGTATTCGTCTGATTGCGGGTCAACCCCGCTCTTTTTTAACTTTGAGTCTAGCCCCAACGCGAAAGCTGTCATTTCGTCATCGGACCCAAACCAAGGGTTCTCTTCTGCCCAAGAAACGGCACGTTCATCACGAACTGCTTGCGTTTCAATAGGTTGTTGAGGGACTTTTACAGTAGTTTCTCCTGTTTGTAAAGGAGCGGGTTTAAAGTTAGCTACTTTGTCTGCCCGTATTCTTGCAGTCGCTATAGCGTCTTGGGCTTCAACAATAGCGTCGGAATCACCTGATTCGTAAGCTTCTTTATAGCGCCGTTTGGCGGTTTCAAGCTCCACCGCAACTGCTTTCTTTGCTTGTTCCAGTAATGCGCTTTGGTTTTTAGACACCGTGCCAGTTAACCTTTGGTTTTCCTCAACTAACTGTTTAGCATACGCTTCTAGCGCTTCTCGCTCACGCAAGGCGGCTTCTTTAGCCCTACGCTCGTCGTGATAGCCCTTACTAAAGTGCTTAATCCTACTTTTCACCTTTTCGGAGTAGTTTTCTAGCTCCTCATCGGTTACTTCTTGTGGTGGTTCAGACGGCTTGCGGCCCCTATCTTCTGGGGGAGTGTCGTCCTCTACCTCAATCTCTACGTCGCCCGCTTTGATGGTATCTTTATCTTTGGCGGACTTCATATACTCCCGACCGACCGCACCTTCTACTTCAAGGGGCGCATCTTCTTCAACGGTATCTACCTCAATTTCTTGGGTGTTCTCGTCTTTATCGGGGTCTGGAAATTCAAACTCTACTTGTTGTCTAGGCATGGTCTATTCCTTATGCACGCGAAACCGCTCGCGGATCGTCAACGACTGCTTCAATCGAGTCGTCGTTCATTAAACGATATTCCTGCTTTCCAACTTTAAAGCGCGTACCAGTATTGGCACGGAACATCACGTAGTCGCCTACTTTGCACCAAGGCCCAGTAGGAAATCTTTCTTTGTCGCTATAGGCTTCTGCGCCCATATCCAACACAACACCCACAGTAGATAAGATGTACTCCTCTCTAACTGTTGAGCTAGCCTTAACAAGACCGCTGTCCCCAAAGGTTTCCTCCACGTTAGGAAGGGCAATAAGAACCCTGTACCCCACCGGTTTCGGAATCGAGGCTTCTAGCTCCTCTTGGGTTTTGATCTCTTCAGCTATTCTCTTTTGCCTTTTCTCTTCCAATGCAGTCATTGCTGGAGCTACCGAGGCAGTAGCCCCCACTCCGGTTACCGTAATGGTTTCAGTCATCTTCATCTTCCATATAGTTACGCGAAAGGTCACCTACTTCTCTTAATGCAGCGTTTAGACCCCGAATCACGCCACATACCTCCCGATATTCGGCAAAGTCTTTAGCTCCACCGCTTTTCAGAAAATCTTCGCTGGAACCTTTAAGCTCCGTAAGTTTTTGATTTAGCACGTCAAAGACGGTTTTAGCCATTATCTTCCCTGCCCTCTATATTCTTTGAAACTGCGACGTTTGTGTTTGTTCATTGAGTTAATCTTAAAGGCGCCGTCGCCGATACTGGTGCCCTTCTTACCCTTGTTAAGCTGTACTGCTTCAGCCGAACTCATCCCTGTCTTTTTAGCCATTTATGTTTCCTTTTGCCATGTATCTAAGTTATAGCTCACGAGTTTGGCGTACCCCTTAGCGTAGTTACAATCAGGACGACACGGGCACGTTGCGCAATCTATTTTGTGCGCTGTAGTCACATGATCCGCTCCAACAGCGTTATTTGCCCAGTACAAAACATGCCCTACTCTTGCTATGGGAAACTTTTCTGCTATTTGGGTAGCTAAGTCTCCGTCTTCACATGTGTGTGCTAGCTTAGTGTTGTACCCGTTGGTTTGGTCATATGCTTTTCTGGTGTACATACCCAAAGACCGCCACCCCTGACATGGCTGTTCTTGCACTGGCTCGTCATTTAGTTTGTAGCTCGTTACCTTGCCGGTTTCATCTCCGTAGGCCATATCGCTGTAAGCAAACCCAAGCGCTGGATTTTTAATAAAAGCCGTGACCATAGTCGTTAACGCATGAGGGTAAATAAAATCATCGCTATCAACGTGGCATAACAAGTCACCGGTCATGTTTTTAACGGCTTCCGCCCTGTTCTTTGGCGTCCCTAAAATAGTTTGGTTTTGATACACCTTTATACGTTTATCTTTCTGTGCAAGAAGTTTTGCTATATCAAACGTAAAGTCTGTAGAACAATCATCTTGTATCACTAACTCCCAGTTAGGGTAGGTTTGGCTTAGTACGCTTTGTACTGCACGCACTAGCAGCCTCCCCCGCCCCGTATGACACAACATCATAATAGATACTTTAGGTAGCATTATTTACCTTGTTGCATCTGTTGTGCTCTAGCCATGTCTAAGATCGCTTTAGCCTCGCCTAAATCTTGTCTAGCATTAGCCGCATCTGTCTGAGAGGCTATGCGCGCAGCTTCAATAGCTGAGGATGCCTCGGCCTTCTTAGCATCAAGTTCCAGCTTAGCGGCATCAATAGCGCTATCTGCTTGATCTTTTTGGGCTTTTCTTTGTAGCTCGCCTTGCTTTAACTGTAGCTCCATTTGCTGCATCTGAATAAGCGGGTCTTGAGCCTGTTGTTGCGCTTGTTGTTGAGCAGCTTGCTGTTGGTGCACCTGAGTAAGCTGAATAGCCGCTTTAGATTGTAGCTGAGCGAGCTGTATTTCTAGGTCTCTTGGCATTTCTTCGTTTGGCGCCGGTAAAGGAGCACCGATACGCTCTTCGATCTGCTGGCGGTACAAGAAAGCCGTATGCTCTGCGATGTGGGCCTGTAGAGACGCCATGATTTGGTTCGCCATCGGGTTTTGTCCAATAGTTTGCATAATCATTGGGTCTTGCATAAAGGCTTGGTGAGTAGCTATGTGGGCCTGATGGTCTTGATACATAAACGCTTTAACGGGGTTACCCACAAGAGCGTCCATGTTTTCACTGACTGGGTCAGTAGGCCGCATATCATCTTCTATTGGGACAAGTTTGTCGGCGTTCTTGATACCCAAAACCTCGATCATCTGGCGATGAAGTTGTGGGAGGTCGTAGATTTGTGGGGTGGCCTGCGCCATCTGCAACACGGTTTGATACTGCACAACTCTCTGTGCCATCGTGCTGCTATTGGGGTCGCTGACGGGAATTACTTCCACCATGGCATAGTCGGCGCGTCGCGCGCGGGGTTCACCACGATCAGGCACGTACATATACTCTTCTGGCGCGTACTCAGCAATGATCTTTCTCAGGAGCTTGAACTCCTGCTTCATTGAGTAATGCACCCTAGATTGCACCGCAGCCATTGGCTTAAGGGTACGTTCCAAAAGAGCGAGTGTTGTTCCAACAGGTGCGTTAGCACTCATGTCGGATATGTTCATGTCTGAGATAGCGCCTAAACGTCGGCCTTCTTCTGTGATCTGCTGCAATAATGCTAGCAACGTCTGAGAAGGTTCTTTGTAAGGCAGCGGCATGATGTTATCGCGGATGCTGCCAGAAGGCACATCTACATCACGGAATTCGCCCGGACCAATCGGTGTGTCGTCGCCTTTAACTCGTAGTCCGCGAGATTTGAGACCACCGGGGAGATTGGATAAGGTTCCAGCGTCAACGAGCTGACGGATAATACTAGTGCCAGCTTTAGCATAACCACCAATAATGTGAATGAGGCCGAGTCCATAAAATCCAAATCCGGGTACGTAAGCATAATGTACGAAATGTTGACGCTTTAGTGTCAAAGGATCGTCAGGGTTCCAGTTACGGCGTATTGCCAGAACTTCACCCGTACCCTTCTCAAGCGTTACTACATAAGGCTTTGCGACTTGTAAGTCGTCTTCGTCGTCTTCCCCATCTACGCCGTCAATAACTAGGTCAGCATGGACTTCTAGTATGGTGTAACGGTCGTCTGACGTTAGAGAAATTCCCGATTGCTCGGCCTTAGCTTCTTCAATATCTGTAAAAAACGAAACTGGGTCGCCTAAATCTACGTCTCGGTAGAAGCCAGCAGCTTGCAGCTTAACCATCTCGTTTTTTGTCTTGCGCATTACGTGCGTAACACGCTCGGCGGATTCAATATTTGACGCGCCGTAGGGAACAATTACATCTTCAGCGGGAATATATACGGCTACCTGACGTCCCAAACTGGGATCAAAGTACACCTTTTTAAACGCAGAACCAGCCAAACCAAGGCTATACAGCAGCCTCTCATGCTCGGGACGGTATTCTACCATAACCTCGGTTAATTCATAGTTCATATCCGTTTTGACGCGCATAGCTGCGTCTTCTTTTTCTTGGGTAGGCTCGCCAAGAATCTTAGTCTTAACAGGACCGGCAGCAGGGAAGGTCTCGCTCATAGCCTCAGCTTGGAAACGGATAGCGGCTTCCGCTAAAATGTTGCTATATACATCACAGGCGTTTTCCCAAGGCTCGACTCGCTCCTCGTATCTAAAACCAAGCACGTCAAGACCCTTAACGTAGCTGTCTGCCCAATCTCTACGGGCGGATGTATCCCCCTCAATGGCCTCACAAAGATCGCTAGAAACTTCTTGTAGCTGCTTGTCGTCCAAATAATCGGCTAGGTTTGCGTCAAAAGGTGCTGCGCCAATATCCCCCTCTTCTTCTCCGAAGCTAATCTCGATGCTGCCGTCCTCAAGCTCTACCATAACAGGCATGTCTTCATCGGTAGCAATAGCCATCTCGATGACCGCATCAGGCTCACCCATTTCGTTTATTTCGTTCTCCATGCCCTCGGGCATCCCGTACAATCCTTTTTCAATAGCCATCTTAACGGCCCTTCTTTAAAGTTGCTGAATTAGTTTTAACATTGTATTTGTAGTCACTTGCAGGGCGACCCGAAGCTTTAGACGCCCTATCTTTAGCACGTTCAGCAGCGGTCATAGAGTTACGTTTCTTGCCCTTCTTTGTTAGTTTCCCTTCGCTATCAAGGTCGCCCCGTTTTTTTAATATGTTTTTCGCCAGTGGCGTTGAACCAACCTGTGCTGCAAGGCGCTTAACTAAGCTGTTTTTGCCTGTGTGCTTTGTAGTTTTTGCCTTGGCCATTGTCTTATCCTTTAATAGTACCCAGCTCTACGGCTTCTATAAGCAGGGTCATCCTCCACCTCATCACTGGGTAGTCTTAAGAACCCGCCTTGCCTAAACCGCATCAACGCCATAATAGTGGAGTCCACGTAGTCATCATGTTCTCCCGCAGGAAAACTCGCAATCTCGTCAATCACTTCTTCAGCCCAACGCTTTTGTGGTGCCCAAACTATTCCCGAAGCAAACATATCTGACACCGAGTTTAGACGGGCCATCTTGTTGTTCGGGTTGTTAGTGGTACCTCGCACAGGGGTATATTCCTGCACTGGGACCCCCATAGCGCGCAGCTCGTAAATAAGCGGCGCTCCCGAGGCTTTTTTCTCCACAATCAACGAATCGGGCGCATACTCGTCGTACTGCTCCATAACAATGCGCTTCAAAGCCGGAAATTCTAGCCTGTCCTTGTACGCATTTATCAATATCAGATTATACGCGTTAGTTTCTTCGTTAAAAAAGACTCCCCACGTCGTACACGCCGAGTAGTCAGCACGGTTGTTAGCCTCGAACGCCGTATCCCATGACTGAAGCAAGAATTCACAGTCTGGCGGGTCGTCCTTCTCCCACTCGTTCCACCACTCGCGCTTAATTATCGCCGAGGCTTCTGATGTGGGCTGCTGCTGGTACTGCGCCATCCATTTACTGTTGGGCAGTTCCTCTTTTAGGGCTGCTAGCTCCTCTGGAGGCCAAAACTCAGGCCACAACGGGTTGCCTGATGGTAAAATAGCAGGAAACTCAATAACTTCCCACTCTTCTCCGCCCCTTTGTGCGGCTGATTTTATTACTTGGGCCGTCAAATCCCGCAAAGACCACCGCGTCATGACGATCACGATGGCTCCACCCGGTTGTAAGCGCTGTCTAGGACCC